ATCGTCACTCTGTATTGAGCGGAAGTCGGAGCCTTGTTGAAGCGCAGAGTGATGGTGTTGGTCGAAGTCATTTCGATATCAGGCTCGACAACGGCATAAGGTGAGGCAGTTTGACGAACTTGAACGATAACATCTCTGGTACCTAGATTGTGAGTAATCACAAATACCTTGGCAGAGCCATCACCGATGTCTTCAGAGTACTTGGTAGGGAAGCCTAGATTGGTCTTGGCACCAGCCGCCGTGGCAGCTCCTGTACCACCATTAGCGACTGTTAAAGGCGTGCCACCCAATTGATTGATATCAATACCGGCAGGTAATACATCGAAGGTAATAACATCACCTGTTTGCGTGGCATTGACCGATGTGGTATCGTCTATAGTACGGAATTCGAGAGTAGCACCATTTTTCTGTTTGAACACACTAACCGCACCCGTACCAACATTGGTACCAGTGACCGTACCTGCTTGAGAGAATTGTACCCAGCTAACTGCGGTTGTACCGAGAGTACCACCGGCGTCAACCGTACACAACCAGCCGCTATCGGAATTGACTGTTCCTTGTTCGACGAATACATAAGCCGAAACAAGTTCTGCCCAGGTATCCGTATCCGACGCTCTGGTCCATGCACCTGTTTGAACGACATAGATACCATTCTCTTCAGGAAGCGTTTGATTCTTGACCAAGACTCTATCACCGGCGACCAACGAGATACCGTCAACATTCAGCGGACCATTGAGGACGATATTGCCACTGGCAATTGTCGTCGCAGCCTTAACCGATTGCTTCGGGTCTAGACCTTGGCTTATGCTATCGACGTAGTCTTTATTGGCGGCATCTGTACCAGTAACGGGTGTCGCTAGATTGGTGATTAGCTGACCATTCAGGTTGATAGAAGCTGTAGGTACCGCCATCTGATCAAGGCGATTAGTTCTAACTTGCGTATCGAAATCGCTGATCGTGGATGCCGTTTGAGTGCCCGTGTGATTTGCTCTATTAAGGTAGTAGGTTCCGTGCTGTCCGTCTAACGTATCGGCATCGAGACCATTACCTGCTCCCGTATTCAACCAGCCATTATCAATCTTACCGGAACCGTTAGCTAACGGAATCTTATCGGCAGCAGGCGTGGTTTGCGCGTTGGCTGGGTTTTGAACGACTAGGGATGAAGCATTGAGAGTGGCAACGCCATTAGCTGCTCCAAGTAGAGCGGCATTGACCCAAGTTTCCCAGGCACCATTTAAATAGATGTAGATATTGTGGTCAGTCGTATTGCAATAAATCTGACCCTCTATCGGATCTGCGGGTGCAGTACCTGCGTTATGAATGACACCGTTTAGCAGTTCATTCTGTGATAGATCAATTGAGGTTAGAAAAGCTCTTGCCATTGTATTATCTCCTAAATTTCATTGTGTCGTGTATTTATGGCTCAACGAAGAATTGCTTTGCCAGAAAAGCCAGCAGTAAAACGGATTGTGATTTGATTGAGTGTATCGTAAGTTACATCCCCTTCAACTTGATTATTGCCGCTGTCAATAACAGTTGCAACTGGATGACAATTCATGTTGTGCTCTATAACCCATACGGCGACGGGTGTAGATTGAATAAAAATAAACTCAAATCCAGTCGCAATGTCTGTAACTATCATAAGTGAATTTGTCCGATGTGAATTGTCTATAAGCGATTGCAATTAAGCGTAAAGGTGAAGGATGTCTTTCCACATAGGGTCATTGCCCATCTCATCTCTGACGTTCATGCCTCTTACAAGCTTTCTCAACGAGATGTCGTTCTTGTTTTTACTAGCGCGGATCTCTGCAATGACTTCGTCAATTGCAGCCTGACTTAAAGTTCTTCCACTCTCTAGTCTAATCTCAGGAGCAATCTTAGCCATGTAGTCTATCATTTCAGCATCTGATGGATCGATCTCGATGATGTAACCATGAGTTCTAATAGCACCATCAGGGTCAAGCTTATTCATTGCTAGATTGGAGATAAAAATCACTCTGCCTACGAATTCAAAAGAGCTTGGGTAGAGTTGGCTTCCTTTATCATCGTAAACGGGCTCTTCATAGTTATTTGATAACTTGAGGTAATCTTTCTCGGGGATCATGATACTAGACTTCTTATTCCAAGACATCTTGCGGACCTTCTTCGTGTCCGTTGCGGCTTTAATTAGGTTGCGTCCTTCCTGATCAACTAGTGCGCTATCGCAGTCATCGAATAGGACAATGCCAGTCCTATTCTTGAATAAAGATGTGTAGATGCCATAAGGGCTGGTGCTACCAGTATTCTTAAAGTAGCCATCTCCATCCTGCAATCCCGCCTTAGCAAGTTCTGTCTCGACGGTTTGGGTTTTGCCCGTGCCGCCGCGTCCTGCAACGAATAGAGCATGGCTGGAACCCTTAATGATTAACTTCATCAGAACCGCAAGGTGCTTGAGTTGCACTTCATAGGCGACTTTCTTAACTCCACCCCTCGCTTCAATCTCATTTTCAGCAGTCGTCGGCGCATAAGTCTCTTTCGATCCACCCTTAGATACAGTGACTTTAGTAGCACCGAGAGCTGACATAATAGTGTCTCTAGAGGATCTTAAATCTTTGATGTCTGCATCTGTTCCAATGAATGTAACGTCCTTTCCTTCCTTGCTAAAGAGTGTGCTATATGGATGGGTTCCTCTTAGATATCCCACGATCTTGCTTACGCCTTGTCCATAGTTGGTGTGGATTTGAACAACAGGTACCTTAGTGTTAGGCTTGAGCTCTCTCATAACGAGTTCAAAAGGATCAATGTCACCTGCGGTAGCTTCAATGATAAGCTCTTCATAGATTGTATCGGAAGGAATAGCATAGAACACGCCAGAGGTAAATGGTTTTTCAATGAAATCGATGATGGCGGGCAAGATTTTGACTAGACTAGTTTGCTTGTCAAAAGCGAGATTCCATTGTGGATCCCTGCTTGTGCCGTCCCATAGATCGACTGAATCAAGGTTCATCGAATTGATGTTAGAGCTCTTCCAATTGAATCGAATGCTCTTTACTCCGCTGTAGATATACCTTACACCCCAACCATGTCCTGTGGAATTAGTGTATTCTTCAACGCTAGGCATTTGATAGAGTTTCCCATCCAACTTTTTGCTGAGATAGGATTGGATAATCTTACTTACGGTTTCAATTACGCTTGTGCTTACTGCCTCAGTAAGCCATTTTGAGAATTTTTCCATTGTGATCTCCGTTGGTTGTCGGTTACTTTAAGTTCACTAGGATGGTTACCAAGCATCTTCAAGCATGTTTTTCCATTGTTGGTCTGTCAGCTTGAACAAGTCCTTTATCTTTTCTTCTTTATTGAACTGCTTTAGAATAGCATTCGTTAAGTTGGCTCTTAGGCTTCCCTCGTTGTATATTACGGGGAATACCCAGTTCTTCTGAAAATGCCCCATAATAGTACTTTCATAAAGAGACGGATAATCGAGTTCAGGTAGCTTGAGCTTTGCAGCGTTGGCTTTTAATCCTCTAGCAATCTCTTCGTGCAGTATCTTCCCTGCCCATGAGTAGACCAAAAATGCTGGAACCATATTGATAACAAAACCTCTAACATACCCCGGTTCAGTGTTGCCTAGAAGTTTATCCATTTCAGGACTTGCGAATGACTTGTAATAAGACTGCATGGCCATCTTACCGTGTGGCACCATTTCCCAGAGCATATAGGCTGATTTGGCACCTTTAACATACGATTTATATGGCAGTTTGACATCTTTTGCCGAGTTGGCGTCTTCGACGAGTATGGTAGCGAGCTGTTTCATGATAATCCCCAATAGTTCAGTTCATATATTTATGTCAAAAAAAAAGCCCCTTGCGGGGCTCTTTGTGTGCTTAGGGTTAAATGATCTCTTTGAGTGTTTTTTCGAGATTGCTTTCTAAATCGTCACAGAAGATATTGTTAATCTGTTTGGGTGGTGCGAATCTTGTAAAATCAACAATTTTTATTGAAAACAGTTCGTCATCGTTGATCACTCGTACGACATAGTTGTTGATACGGATAGACCTATTATCATCAATGGTTCCATTGAAACGAACGCAGACCGAATCAATCAGTTTTGTTACCCAACTCATGACATTTCTCCTAGTTTGTGGAAAAAGTATTTAGCTCAGAAGGGTATGTTTTCTTCGTTTATCATGTAATAGATTTCATTGAGTTTAGCGACTTCCATAGCTGCATCGTGCAAACAGTTATGGGCAACAAAATTATCTATCTTTCCAAGCTTGAGTTCATACTTCCCATCATCTGTACCCGTCAGAATATCGATGTAGGTTCTGGTGTCACGAATCTTCCAAGCGTTGAATGGCAGCGTAAGATTAGTACAGTCTTCATAGAAGTGCTCTAACTTGGGGAAGTCGAAGTACGTTCCTCTTGCCCATACGTAAGACTTTTTATAGTTGTAACCACTCTCACCGATAAATTTGCTCAATTTAGTCAAACCTTCTACCACAGTCATATCGTTAGGGCTGGGCTTTAGATTGGCATTGCGAGCTTCTTTGCTCTGTTGCTTCCACCACTCTACAGTAGATATTGAAATGGAACGATGGAACGATTTAATCTGCTCTTCCACATCAAACTTGATCATTATTCCTTTGCTAAGAAAAGACGCAAAGTAGTTATGATCTTCCAGAGTGAATGGTACACAAGCAATCGACAGGATAACTGCATTTTCCCTTTTGCCGAGGGTCTCAGTATCAAACATAAGATGGACAAGATTAGCCATTGAGAACCTCCACGGATGGATGAATGTTTTCGGATTGCAATACAGCAAAGCTCTGAGTTTGCTTGTATAATGAAAGAATCTCCGATTTAATTTCTGGTTTACCCGCATACCATTCATCTATGTTGGCTGCCATTGCTTCGATAAGTTCACTGCTGATCTTCATAAAAAGCTTTTCAAAATAGTCTGAAACAGTCTCTACTGTTCCGAAGATTATATCGTCTTCAAATACGTTGCTTTTGAAAGTCCCAACCCATGTCTTGCAAGCAATATCGGCAAAGTCGTTATCATCAGTCGAAAGTTGCTGGTTGAACGCTATAGTGACCGTCACTTTTTCACAGGAACACCTGGCATTGAACGCATCTATAGCACGTTTGAATATCTGCAATTTATAGTATAATGATGGTGTCATGATAGATGGGGCATCCCTGCCCCGCCTCCTCATTCGTCTAGCAGAGTGCTGAACAGTTTAAAGTCATCGTCGTCATCGACTGAGGCTTTGGCTGTTTCTGTTTTGGGAGTCTTCTGAGACTTCTGAGACTTCTGTGGCTTAGGTACTTCTGGCGCAGAAACGTCGTCCTTTTCGTCCTCTTCGTCCTCTTCACTCTTAGCTAATTGGGCTGGCGCTGCATTGATCGCGAGCAAGAATTTCTTCTTGATATCAGCGTAGGGCTTGAACTGTTTCTGGTCAAGGAACTCGCTGAGATCGTATTCGCTCTTCCAGACTTTTTCCATCGCCGCATCATCAGAGAACAGAGGTTCGCAATCGCCGAACTCGCTCTTGTCGTAGTTACGGAAACCCTCGACATTGCGAATCTTCAACTTGAATGAGGCACCTTCCCAGAAGTCGAACGGATTGAACGACTGCTCATCTTCAAACTCAGGCTCAATCGCGTTCATAAGTTTTGTGAAGATCTTGTTGCCATACCTGTAAAGAAATACCTTACCTTCGTTCTGCGGGCGCTTAGAGTCGCTGAGAACAATGATATTGCTGATATAACGAGTCTGGCGCTTACGCTTACGAGCAAGGTCTTGACTTTCTTTAGAGCCTGATTCCCAAAGCACATTGTTGGCTTCGCAGACAGGGCACTGTTGGTCGATAGTTGTCGGGCAGTTCTCGATGAACCACTTTGTTCCGGTTTTGAATCCATGGCTAAAGGTCTTGACAAAGGGAATCTCGGCTCCCTCTATGGCGGGCAGGAATCGAATGATGGCAAAGCCACTGCCTGACTTATCGATGTCAGGCTCCCAGAAGCGATTATCTTCGTAGCTTCCACCCTTACTCTCCTGGCTCATCTTCTCGGCAAGTTGTTTAAAACTAGTCTTACTGCTTTTCTTGAGTTGTGCAAATGACATAATGTTCTCCTAATTGTGTGCTCGTGTGCTAGGCACTAATATGAGCTAAGTTCTGGAATGAATTGTGAAGTCTGTCATACCTATTATTTGCTATGTGAAGCAGATACTTGTACTTATGCAGTTGAAGCCTCCTTATTTTGAGCAGTGGGTGGAGTGGAAACCACACGTCGGTGAAATTTGTGAAATGGTTTATAACCGTAAGTGTTTCAAACGATACACCTAAGGTTTGTGCATCTTGTACTAGTATAGGTGATTTTGTTGCTGACGTCAAGAGGATGGATTGCAGCGTAAGTCTTTTGTCGATGAGATAAAATTCTATCTTTTCTACGTCACTGTGGAACAAGCTCTCTAAACCAGACACTCGTTTCACCCTGTCATTATGGAATTGGCTTACTTCGGAGTCAAAGATATCGCCAATCCATATCTCGTTGTTGAATAAAAAAGCACTAACCAGACACTCGATTCTCGCATCACGATCAGCAATGACTTTTTCAAGTTTCTGGAAGAAGATTCTATCCTTTCTCTTTTCAAAGGAAGAAACTTTCAAACGAGTGTAATTGGCATTTGGATTCCAAATCCACTCAAAGTCTTTGAAGTGCTTTTTAAGATAGACGTAGTCCACATAGGTTCTGAAACCTGGCATCATAATGGTTACTCAAAAGGTAATTGTTTAACGGCTACTCCTGAATTTTTCTTGCAAATCATTCGTTCGTCGATTGCACTTTGTTTGACTCGGTCAATAGTGAGTATATCTAACTGTTTGACCAAGTCCTCAGGATCGAGCTCATTCTTCTTACAGAGCTCGATACACGCATCAAAGAAGCTGCAATTTAGCTTTTCTGAGATCTCAGCCAAGGCGGCGTGCAAGCGTTCACTTTGTTTGCTCATTAGCTCTACCGATAAACTCGTCATCCCTATATGCAACGATAGTGCCAGCCTCTATCTGCTGTTTAAACAGTGCGACTGAGTACTGATTCTTTGTAGTTACCGTATTTAAATCTTGGTCAAGGATGTCAAGAATCATTGTATCTTCGTCAGGTGAATACGAGTAGATGTTGTAAACATACTCACCATCATTTGATTTGAGGATCAAGCCTTGCTTCAATTCGATAGACATGGCATCACCTCATAGCCCAAACTTGTCAAGATCAATCACTCGATCAAGATACCCACACTTTGCAACGATGAATCCACCAGCAAAACCGAGGGCAATGAAAACAACGGCTGTAATCAAAATCATAAATCACCTCATTAGTTATACGTTGACGTTTGAACCGGGGTTCTTCTCTTTGATACACTTCAGTAATCCTTTAAAATCATCCGGAACTGGATGGCGTCCTAGACTGTACGAGTCACCAAACAGCGGAGAACTGGTGATGATTTGCTGTACAGTAAATTTTTTGCAATAGGGACAAGGTTCAACGGTGGGCACATCATTCTGACCAATTCTGAGAATTAGATCGAACATTTGTCCGCACTGGTTACATCTATAAGAAAACGTTGGCATTATGTTTTGACCTCTTCAATCCTAACGTAATTCGTCTTTGTGGTAAACATCTGAACTCTATTGTGATAACGAACAATGGAGTAAAGGAACGAGATGTAGATATTGCGTATCATATCCAGCACAATGTAACCAAGTTGGACTATGAACTCTATGAGGAAAATCGCAAAGCTGATTGCTGAAATAATGATACGCTTCATCTTAAAACCCGCCACGTTCCAAAACTTTTCTAAGCTTATGCTTGACCAAATAGTTGAACGCGCTCATCTTGGGACGGGTGCAGTTATCCCATTGCTCTCTGATTCTTTGGACAACATCGCTGGGAATTTGTTGCAAGTCTATCAGAGTCCTGTTCCTTTGGAAGTTCTGTAGCATTGTGGGCGTTTGACAGAACGCCTCAGGATTACTAAACCCACCCTTGTTCTCCCATTCCAATATAGACGAGGCTCGAATAGGTTTACTTCGCTTGCCTTTGACTAAGAAGACATCATCGTCGCTGAAGATATTAGGCACGCCATCACCAGAGTCTCCTCTAATCACATGCTGGAAAAGGCTATAATCATTGGTCGCGGAATTGATAAACTTTTTGTGGTGCGGACTCCACTGCTTTACTTTAGAGCAGATACTTTCCTGAATCTGGATAAGATCCTTATCGCTGGAAACGATGACGATCTCTTTCTCATGGGGACAATTTAGCTTACAAAGCACTGCGATAACATCATCCGCCTCACAGCCATTGACTTCCATTAACCTAAAAGGCAACTCGGTCTTGATCTCCATCTTGATTTGGTTGAAGTGCTCGAAGAACGTGCTCCAATCGAAGTCTGACTCTTCGTGTGCCTTCTTTCGATTCTGCTTGTAATTGGGGAAGATCGCTTTACGCCAATACCCATGACCGTCAAGACACAAGATCATATCATCAAGACCCGCGTTAAATTTTGCTTTATACGATAAGATATTATTGAGTGTAATGTTCCTGAGTAATGGTAACTCTATCAAATCGTTGGTTTGACTGTTATATTCGATTGCACTCGAAATTACAATTTGCGAAAAGTCCAATAGAAGCATCATAAAGTTTTTTACCTTTTGTGAGTGATGGGATTCTACCATCATCAGGATGAAGTCTGAAGTTTGTGGTACCATTATTATACCAAGACCTGCCTTTACGGGCATTACCAATTTTTCTTTTGGTTTCTTCAGAATGACACCTTCCCTTAGCAGGCAGATTTACGATAAAGTTATAAGTTCCGTTTTTAATTTTCCTCTTTGATCTTTCTCGTTGAGACTCGCCGCCAAACCAATTGTATGTATCATTTATAACACAATTTCTCACATTATCTCCACCAAGGAAGACATGACTACCATTCGATATTCTTTATTTCGGTGGCATACCTTAATCCCTCGTTCTCCGTAGTTTTTCCAATTAAGGTTATTTGGATTGCAGTATCTTTGTCTCATAGCGTTCCATGTGTCATACACTTTCTGCCTAAGCATTATGATCTTCTCGAATAGTTCATCTTCTGTTTAAGTTCTAGCTCAAAGTAATCCTCATCTTCAGCTAGGTCTTGGATGTTGCGGAGATCAATCTGTTTAACATAGTTACGGAACTTTTGGGTATGTCTACCCTTTTCGTCCAGTTTGGTGCGGCGCGGCAAATCATCTTCAGTGTGGGTCATATCTTCCTCAGCGAAATTTTAACTTGGATTGGTGTGCAAGTTCGAGAGTTGCAGCAAGTCCTGCAAACGATCTCGATTTGTAGTATGAAATCAGTTCAGTAGGAGTCATTCTGTCATTAGTAATCACCTCATTTGCATCTTTCCCATAAAATTGTTTATCATAGATTACAACGCTGAAACCTTGTTGGACTCGTGATTTGACCTGCTTGAGGATCTGAGGATTCTTAAATATCTCGTTATCGTAAACGAAACATACGTCTTTTTCATTATTTATATGATCTCTGATGTAACTTAGCGAGCCAGCGCCTACGCTTCCGCCAATTGCTAATGAGTTAGGTACGCACATAGCATCGATGGGTCCTTCAAATACGAACACAGGCTGCTGCCAATCGACAAACTCCAATCCCCACAAGCTAGGCTGATTCGGGTTTACTTCAAAAACATAATAGCGGAAAACCGCATCTTTGTTAATAGCTCGACAACAGATGTGACTATACTCACGCTCTTTATTGTAAAACGGAATGACGAGGACTGATTCTGGATCAAGGTTGAGACTTTGATACTTGTCAATCTGCTTTGTGATATTTAGCACGTTCGTACTAGAATGAAGACTGGTGTAAAATTTTTCCGGTATCCTTCTTTTCTTAGCGTACTCAAGAACAGCATCATCGACACAGTCGCTTAACATCGGTCCAAGATTGAGAGGGCGTGGTTTGAACTTCGTCTTAGTGAATACGAATGCGGGCTTGACTGGAGCGTATTTCTGACCCTTCTCTCGCAAGCATTCTAAACGGTACTCACCAAAAAGACGAGGCGACTTTTCTTGTAGGAAGTTACCTAAAGAGAAGTAGGCTCCACAGTTATGGCAATATGAGATAATCTTGTTGTTTTTTTCGAGTAGGTAACCTCTAGTCTTTCGTTTCCTTTTGCTGCTATCACCGCACACGAAGCACCTGTAGTTGGCGATGTATGGATGATTTGATATGACTCTAAAGTTCTCTAACTCGCTGCCAACAAGATTTGCGTACTTCAAATCTATCCACAGCATGATGGTGTCCTCAATTTTGTATAGTATAACATGGACAGAAAGCGTTGTCAAGTTCTCGGTATAAATAAAGTTATCATATAACTAATGAGGAGAGCATCATGTCTAACCAATCCCCGCCCAATTGGGCACCAAATGCCATTCCTACTGTACATGGCTGGGTTGATCCGAAAACTGGAGAGCTATTGGTCTCCAAAAAAGGTCTAACCAATACGGTTTCTGGTTATGGTAAGAATAGGCGTCCACTATCTCAACCTATTAAAGAACCATTATCGAACAATGCAGTAACCTTAGAAATTGAAACACCCGATACTTTGGTCGAAAACATGTTTGTCGAACTTGAAATAGAATCAGTAACACAAGAAGTAACTGAACCAGAAATAAAGAGGCGTCGTTCAGGTGGACTAAAGAAAAAGGTATAACGTTAATGGGCATTGATCGTGATTATATTTTGAGATTGGCAGCCGAAGATTATAAGAAAGACTTGAGTGTCTTTAATAACCAAATGCTCAAGAAAGATGTGTATACTTTTTTTGTAGTCCGTAAGATGGTTAAACGATTTTTGGTTGCGGGTGTGATAAATGATAAGCTTATTCTCAATAACATCATTGTTTGTCTCAATGTATTTGGAATCAAGAAAACAAACACGATCTTCCGAATCATTTGCGATGATCAAGAGTTCAGTGTTATTAAATCGTGCCTTATTTACTTGAATTCATTCACTCTTACGAACGACACTTTAAAGCCCAATCACGTTATGCGTGACATTTTGAAAGACATCACTCATAGATATCACATCAATCCAAAAGGTGATTCAACGATTACGCGGAGAATAATAACAATGAAAAATATCATCATTCAATACATTCTAAAACGACTAACTGAAGCCAGCACGCTTAAGGGAATCATACTCTCAGTGTCAGGTGCATGTGGAATTGTCTTATCACAAGATCAAACCAATAGCGCAGTATGGATTGTGCTAGGTATTGTAGGTATTATCGGTTCATTGTTGCCTGATAACTTTAACAAAAGCATAAAGGAAAACGTGCCCGATACAACTGAAATGACTACTGAGTCTAAGTCTGAGTACCCATCGATTGTACCTTTACCACTATACAAGAAAGAGCAGCCAACAACAGAATCTGGATGGGGAGATAAATCATGACTTGGAAACTAGGTAATACATCAAGAAAGTATGAGGTTGGTAAAGGTGGACCAGAAACAGTCTCTACGGGCAGGGGCGATTACGGTGGAGTCTCCTATGGCACTTACCAGTTGTCATCTAAAATGGGCACTGCTGCCAAATTCGTAGAAGTAATGGGATACAAGTCTTACTTCGCTGGCACTAAACCTGGAACAGCAGCGTTCTCAGATTTGTGGATCAAGAAAGCCAAAACGGATTCAAAGTTTGGAGATGCTCAGCATGAGTTTATCCGTAGATCGCATTATGTTCCACAAATCAAATTTTTGCAACAGAAAGGCATTGACCTATCGAAGAAAGGTCCTGCTGTTCAAGATGCCGTGTGGAGTACGTCTGTCCAATTCGGTGGTGGTACAACACTCATCTTAAGAGCTCTAGCGAACAAGCATCCGATTGAGTCCTTCGATGATGTTGCTATTGTTTCTGCTATCCAAGATTACAAGATTGCGAATAACAATGCGCTATTCAAGTCTTCTAGCCCTGAGGTAAAGGCATCTACTCTAAACAGAGCAAAGTGCGAGAAAGCGGATCTTATCAAGCTTGCAAAGCAATCAGTACCCGTAGAGTCAACACCCGAAGAGAGTGACCCTGTAATCTCAGCGATAGGATCGTTCTTTGACTCTATCGCTGAGATAGGTAACTCTTAACCGAAACTGAAAGCAATCAGCATATCCGTGAGTCTTCTGATACTAGACTCAGAATTTCTGATTTCAAGCGGTGCTTCATCACCTTTCATCATCGTAGATCCTCTCTCTGGCGATACTTTCGAAGCATTACTCGTTGGAGATGCTACTGATTGAGCTGGAGGTGTCATTGCATCGCGTTCGTTTTGTTTGTCTGCAAAACCAGCGGATTCCAAAGGACCGCTGGTTTCTTGCGACTGAGGAGAGAGGGATCCGCTTAGCATATTAGACGCTGTTCCGCCTAGAGCACGAAGAGCACCGCCAGCCACTCCACCTAAACCACCCGCTGCTCCTAATGCGTTAGGACGGCCTGTTCCTTTCAGTGCATCACCTGTGACAGAGTTAAATTGACGAGCAAACTCACCACCGCCAGAAGCCGACTGATTGAATACATATTGCAGTCCTGGGAATGATTTAAGACTAGGAGCCGTCTTAGACAAGACACCTGACAAGTCGCCACTCATCATAGGACCAAAAGCACCATTTGTTCTGAGCTGGTCTACAATACTGATTCCAGTGCCTACAGGATCAGGTAGTGTGCTTACTCCAAGTCTAGCGGCTGTAGATTCTAGGTTATTGAGTAAATTTGCACCGCCCGCTTGAAGTGTGTCTATAGTGGCTTGAACATTAGGTTGTCCTAAGAGCTGATAGTTCTGCTGGGTTCTTGCGGGTGCAGTGCTGAGCTCTGGTGGTAAAGGCATTGTACTAGGAATCTTAGCCGGAGGAGGAACTGACCCCGTGAAAGTCTCTTTAGCGTAAAGTCCTCTCAAGTCTTCTTGTGAGCTAGAGTTCTGTCTTCTAGCAGCAGCAGGACCCGTAGTCCTCTGTCTTTCACCAGGAGTTTGACGTGGATTATTTTTATACTTCTCTGGGATGGCATTCTGCTGATTTAGGAACCAAGCCATTTGTTCACCTGCCACCGGCAATGCGTCAGCAGGTATACCCAGCATCTCTGAAACCTTCTTGCGATTCTCTGATGCGGCTGCTGAAGCGGGTACCGGTGTTATCTGAGCAGGTGAGACTGCTGGTTTGCTTGTAGGAGCGGGTGGTGCTACTGCCACACTTGCTGCTGCCAATGCGGGTGCCGGTGGTGTCGTTGGAGCAGGAGCGACTTGTGGTGCCGTTTCAGGAGTACCCGCTGGTATAGAAGGAGATGTATCACCTTTATAGGCATTTAGAGATTCTTCTAATTTTTTACCCCCCATTATACTCGTGATTTTCTTAGCATAGTCTGGATCAGTCGCAAAGCCTGCTTTCTGAAGAGCTTGTGCATATTCTTCAGGAGTTTTAGCTTTAAATACACCTGCTTCCGTATATCTAGGATTGTTTATTAAAAAATCAACGTAACCTGCAATACCTTTTTCTGGTGTACTATAGCCTGCATATACATCGTTTGATTTTTCTGCTTTATCATAGGCACGTTTTCCTTCGACATCCCCCTTTATCTTACTGGTTTCTTTGATGTTAAAGAAGTTATTCTGACCCACCTGTTTCGATCCAGCGTCCCAACCTGTTTCCTGTACCAATTGAGCTGCGGCACCTTTTGCGAATACGGCGGATTGTTCTGGAGAATAGCCTCTTTTAATAAACTCATTCTTTACGCTTTCTTGCGCCCATCCCAAAAATGCTTTTCCTTTTGGTGGATTAGCGACGGCTCCAGTCACTGCGGCAGTACCAGGTACTCCCTGAGCAGCAAGCATTCCTGATACTCCCGTTGCTACTCCTTGTGCTGTTTGAGCAAGCGTAGGAGCGGCTGAAGATTGTCCTGTCGGTGGCTGAGTTCCTGCGGCAAGCGATGCGTTTCTTTGTGCAATCAGTTTAGCAGCTAGACCTTTACGATCCTGTCCTTTGGTGATATCGCTCTCCCAGTGCCATGATTCGTGAGCCAATGGACGATGCAAGCCTTGTTTTTCCATAGCAGCAACCAGTTTAGGATTATTATCCCAGAACTTCTTAGCATCCCCATCCATACTGAAGTCAGCTGCATTGCCTGTCGTGTGGATACTGGTCTTAGCAACCCACTTGCTTGCCGCTTCTTCACTACCATACTTTTTAACAGCCGCCGCTCTGAGTTGATCTTGCTTTTCTTGTGATCTAAATCCCGATGTTAATGGTAAAGCGATTCCCGCTTCAGCGGATGCCGCCTTAAGTTTATCAACAAAGACGGGGTCCATGCCTTTGAGCTTACTCAAATCACCCTTGAAGTATTTTGAATCTTCAGGTGTTGGAGTATATGACCCCGCAACCGTTCGTTGTCCTGGTGCTGTAGGTGCAATATTACCTGCGGGTGCCGTTGGTGCCGCGACACCCGGAGATTGAACAGCTCCAGTGGCTAGTGGTTGAGTAGTCGTGTTCTGCGGTGCGGGTGCGGGTGGTATTGCTCTGTCTTGTGCAATCGCTTCTTTCTGTGCCTGCGCTTGTGCACCACTGTACTCTGCTGGGTTCTGTCTTCTAGGTGCAGCGGGTCCAGTTGTCCTTGCACCAGTCTTAAGTGGAGGATTGTTTCTATACTTCTCTGGAATTGCGTTCTGTTGATTTACTGCCCACGCTATTCCCTCGCCTGCTGCTGGAAGCATATCAGCAGGAATACCGAGTAACTCTGATGCAGTCTTGCGTCTTTCTACCGTTTGCTGGCTCACATCCGCTGGTTGTGGAGCAGTCGCTGGAGCAGTTGCTGGGGCAGCAGTCGCTGGAGCAGCAGTCGCTGGAGCAGTTGCTGGAGCAGTTGCTGGAGCAGCAGTGACTGGGACAGGTGTCACTGTAGCAGCAGTTGCTGGAGAAGCAGGAGCGCCAGCAGGTGCTGTGGGTGCTGCAGGTGCTGCGGGTGCCTTAAAGCCAGGAGTGTTAGCTGCGGCTTGGTCTAAAGAGGTTATAAGTGGCTTACCTTTGTCATCTGTGAGCATAACCGGAATGGGCTTGCCATCAGGTTGCAGTATGCTCACAGAAGTGGGCAAATTAGGCTTGAGTGCTTCTTCAGTTTCAGCTCTCTGTATTTTGTCCGCAGTTTCTTTCGCCTCTCCGAGGGGCTAAAACAGGCACAGGCTTTCCTGTTGTATCCACTACGACTGGTGGGACACTTGGTGCAGTGGGAGCGACTGTTTTCTTCTCTACTTCTTGTTTTGCTTTATCTTCAGCAGCTTTTTTCTCTACTTCTTGTTTTGCTTTATCTTCAGCAGCTTTTTTCTCTACTTCTTGTTTTGCTTTATCTTCAGCAGCTTTTTTCTCTACTT